TCAGGCATATCGACTTGAATGTCGTCACGGCCATTAGGGGTCGCAACCTCGAACCTAATCCTTATGTCGGCTGATAATTCCATGGTCTTTTTGCTTGAATGAGTTGTCGTGGAGTAAGTGACAATGGGATATCACATGGACACAAATTGTCCAATAACGTCACCTTCACTTGGACACTTCACAACCACACGCCAACCACACGAAACCCTAAGTACACCCTAGAAAAGAAAGGGGTAGACACGCTGCAAATGCTCCCCTATATACGCCTCAGAAGCTGAAGAAACTGACCAAGTGACTTCCTTGTTTATATGTCACTAGGTCATTTTGAGTTTACTTAGCGGGCGCGTAGCTCAGTTGGTAGAGCAAGTGACTTTTAATCGTTGTTCTTCAATGGTTTGCCTCTAGTAAGTGTTTTTTCAGCTTCTTAGTTTTGGAACTAAGGAGCGTAAAATGCAGACCCAAATCGACCTATTTTCTGACACACAGAATACCCCTGTCGACACACCGTCGACTGTCGTCGTCACACCGGAAAAAGTGGACGACAACCAAGTTATTTTCACACCGAGACCGAGGGGTGTAAGTGTCCTATTTGCGACATCCGAACCATCGGATGAAATGGACATTTGGACCTTCGCCAGTGCTGAAAAATCGAGAATTTGGCCCAAAGGCGAGAAGCACCGTAACCGTAGTTTGGCCCAGCTGGAGAAGTTCGTCAGCTTCTCTGACTACTCGACACGACCTCTCAAAGCGTACAAGTCATCCCACGTCCATCGGTTCCTCGACTACCTAGAGGAACTCGGTGCATCTGATGCGACCTTGAACAGGTACGCAGCTACCGTGTCCAAAATCTTCCGGTATGCGAACAAGACAAGAGTGACGGATTTCACTATCGCCGTTGCCTTCAAATCAGAGGATGGTAACGAGCGTCCTCGGTGTTTCACTGACGAGGAAGTCGACAGGTTGCTGGCGTACTTCAAGGACAATGGAAAGCAGTACATCCACGATATGACGCTCCTCAGTCTGCGCACAGGGATGCGCATGGGTGAAATCCTCGCGCTGGGGAAGGGCGACATTTACATCAGCAACTGCGGCAACTGGATCGAACTGCCCGGACCCTTCGTGAAGAACAAGACGGGTCGTGCTGTGCCTTTGGCTAATGACGAGGTGAAGGAAGCTGCAAAGCGGTTAGCTGACACACTGACTGCCGACTACAACCAGAAGACTTTCTACAGGTGGTGGTGGAAGGCCAAGCAAATCATTGGCAACGGTGACAAGACTTTCACCTTCCATGTTGCTCGTCACACCTGCCTTACCAACATGAGCGAGAAGCTGAACGCGAACGCTTTCTCTATTGCCAAGCTTGCCGGACACAAGAGCCTCAAGACGACCACTCGTTATATTCACCATCGCGATGAAGCCATGCTTGATATGGCAAGGCAGCTGGCAAAATGACCCGCTCCAATATGCCGTCATGGGACGATGTGGCCACTAAGATGGGCGAATACGCTGTCGGTGGTGGATGTAAAACTAGCCCACGGACAGAAACCGTGTGGGAAGTATTTGGGCACGAGGTGCGTGTCAGGGTTCGGCGCATGACTGCGAACGGCATCAGCTGGCAGTATTTCGTCAACTCTAATTGTCGGGGTGGTCAGCGTGGGATGGGGCAGACAAACATCCTCGACGACTTCCCTGAGTACCTCGATGTCCGCTGCCCAACAGCTGACGATGATCTAATCCAGCTACTTGATGGAATGGTCCGTAAAGCAGCTGTGAAGGGCGTGGCAGTCGTTACAACCAATAGCCCGTTCATGTCCGTCCAGCGTTACGAGGGCGACACATGGGTCAACAGGGGCGGCAGGGTTTATTCCTAGTCGCACCACTCAAAACACAGGGTCACCATTTTGGTGGCCCTTTTTTTCGCTCGACTATGTTCTGGTTCTGTTCTACATTCCCAAGATGCTCGATGGACAGCCATTGAACATTCAAAGCACCGCTCCATCGCCGGTCATGTGCCGCCGATCCTAGCGTCCGACAGGTCGCTCTCCTGCGCGAAACCCGCGTCTGAACACATCATCTGAAACCCTATTCCACCTATGCAGTGAATACGGGATTTGCCGTCAGATCGCTCTGACCAAACCCTATTCCACCTATGCAGTAAAACGGCTGGAAAAGGAGAAAACAGCATGATGGACAACACACAAAACACCAAAGACAAGGTCGCAGCTTACAACGATGAGGTGGCCAGCTGGCACTTCGCATCGGTCACCATGGGTTCACTCAAGAGACCAAGGGTCACACTGGCCCAGTTGGTTAATGGTGACGAAGGATACGACCACAGCAACGACAATGAAAAAGAAAGGTAATCGTCGTTGTTTTCACCATGGTTTCACCTTGTTGATGCCGGAAACCATAGGCATCATTAGCCCACTGGAAGGAGAGTTTGTCGAATGAACGATTTCGAGAAAAACAATCCCCTCGGTTACGAAAGGGAACTCGAAGACAAGAACATCAAGCGTGGTGCTGAAAAGGCCCGTGGACAGCTGAAGAAGCAGGTCCAGCGTTCGGGCATGTCGTCGACTACAGCCGGTGGAAGGCTGATTGACGAAAGCATTGAAGGCGTCGTGAAAGAAATCGAACGGCGCATGGAAATTGAAGCCAACAAGACGGGCAAGCTAGAGAAGCTGGCTTTCTACGATCACATTGTTGGTGTCGATTACTACGCCATCGCAGAGAGTGCTTTGATCGTCTGCATGGACTGTGCTTCGCGTGGCCAAACGTGGAACTCGGCCCTGCTACCTGCTGGTCGTGCGCTACAGATGGCAAAGTTCACAACGGCAATGAACGTCAATCGTCAGGGTCGTCGACTTCTTCGCGATGTCGAAAACCGTGCAAAGAAGCGTTGCCACAAGTTCGCTGACCGGCAGAAGTTCGTTCTGGATTTTGCCAAGAAGCAGGGGTTCGACGGCTTCGAGGCGTGGTCTGAAAGTGACTACCGATACCTCGGCAGCTTCATGATCGACATCGTGCATGTTGGGTCGGACCTAATTCACGTCGACGGAGTACCCGAAAAAGGTGCGCCAAAGGGTGTCGGGCACGTCCAGTTCACAGACTTTGCAGAACAGAAGATGCGCGAAGATAATCTGCGCATCGAACGGCTTTCGTCTTGGTACGGACCAATGACGACTGAGCCGAACCCGTGGCCATCGGTCAATGGCCCTTACCTCGATCCTCGCCTGTGGAACGGCATGGTTCCGATGGTGAAGAAGATGTGGTCGCCAGAGCAGACCGCAGCCATCAACAGCGGCATCGACAATGGGACACTAGAAGGGTGCATACACGCCCTTAATTCGTTGCAGGAAGTGCCGCTCGAATTGAACCGGTACATTGTAGATGCGCTTGAGTGGGTGGTCGCAGAAGACAAAAGCAGCCTGATCGAAGGCTTTCCTAGCCTGACTTACGATGATCCTCCTGCAAGGGTGGATGAAGAGGAATGGAAAGCACTCAGCCGGGAAGAGCGTGCTGACTGGTACGAAAAGCGCAAGGATGCGTGGGAAGACAAGCTGGAAGCCATCGGCAATCTGGCGGGTCTCGACAACAACACCGTGGATGCCAAGGATCTGGCTTCCATGCAGTTTTGGTTGCCGCATCAGTTCGATACGCGAGGCCGCATTTACCACACGAGCAACTTCGGCCATCACAACACCGACTACGTCCGGGCGATGTTTGTCTTCAGCAACAAGGGGCTGGTTACCGAAGAGAACCAAGCCTATCTGCTGCTTCAGATTTGCAACAGCTGGGGTAACGGTGAAGACAAGAAAAGCTTCAAGAGCCGCCGGGATTGGGTCATCGACAACTGGGACTGGATTTTGGCTTGTGGCGAAGACTTTAAGGCCAGCTTCAATGACTGGTCTAAAGCAGATGATCCGTTTCAGTTCCTTGCAGCAGCACGGGAACTCTACAACTACATCAACAGCGACGGCGAATACTGGACGGGACTGGCCATCGGTCTCGACGCTACCCAAAGCGGAGTGCAGCATTACGCTGCTGCCAGCCTGTCTGAAGAAGACGGGTTTAAGGTCAATCTGTGTGCGTCGAACTGGGAAACAGACCCGGAAGATGTCTACGAGGCTGTTGTCGACATCGCCAATGACATGATTGTCGAGGACATTGCTTTTCTGCAGGAAGGTTTAGACAACCCGCCAGCGGACTTGGTTGAAGCGTGGGACGATCACCGTGGTCGCCCAGAGCGTCAGGAGAATGACCAAGAGAAAGAGCAGCATCGGTGGGAACGTAACCTCGAAGCAGCACAGGAAGTGGTCGCATGGGGCGGCGTCACACGAAAAATGGCTAAGTCTCCAACAATGACATGGTGCTATTCGTCGCGCCGTTACGGCTTCATGCGGACCCTACGGAAGAAATTCCTGAAGGACCTGAAACAGAAACTCCGCGATAATCGTCTGCACCATCCGAAGACAGGGGAAAAGGTAACAACATACCCATTCTCTGATGGTGGCTTTGGCGTGTCCATCTACCTTGCTGATGTTTTCGAAGCTGCCATTGAGCGTGTCGTGACATCTGCAGCTGATGGCATGAGGTTTTTCCAGAAGTGCGCAGTGGCATTGGAAAATGAAGGCAAACACTTCGCCTTTACTACGCCACTGGGCTACCCGATGCACCAATACTACAGGGCAGAGGGTAGGGCACAGCGTCCGTCCGTGGTCGGTAGTGACCGCAAAGGCAATCGCAAGGCCGGAACGAAAGCGTCAGTCGCAACGTTCACGGACGAAATCAAAATGCCGAAGAGCGAGAACGCTGTCGCCCCTAACGTGATCCACGCAATGGACGCCACGCATCTGATGATGACCGTGTTGCATTGTCGTAATCAGGGTGTGAATGACCTTCTGGTTGTTCACGACAGCTTTTCGACCAGCATTGGCCATGTGGCCGAACTGGGTCGTTGTGTTCGCGAGGCGTTCATCGACCTCTACGACGGCTACTGCCTTTACACAGACGTGCTGGAGCAGACCATTGCTCGGTTGGACGATCCTGCGTCCGCTGACCTGCCCACAGTGCCTGAAAAGGGCAAGCTGAAACTGGACGATCTCATCGACAACCCATACGCATTTTCGTAGGCGGACAGCGGGTTTCAAACCCTATTCCACCTATGCAGTAAGAGCGGCTTCGGGCCGCTTTTTCTGTGCCCATAACAATAATAATAACGAGGCAAAAATGAACCCACGAGAACGACTTCTCGGGATGGGGAAGCTGTATCTCAAACGTGGAGAACCTATCCCACTCGACATTCTAGTCGAGGCCGAAAGCTACGGGCTGATGCTCGAAGATTTTGGTGAACCAACCAACCCAGAGAACGAGGAAGGAGAAAAAAATGTCAACAAAGATAACCTTCGTTACTCCAAAGGGCGTAGCCGCCTATCCCTACATCAGCAAAGCTGACTACCAGTACAACGTTGAAGGGGTTTTCAAGACCAAGCTGCGCGTTGCAGAAGCAGACGCAGCTGAACTCATGCAGACCATCGAAGCGGTGGCAAATGACAACTTTGGTAGCAAGGCGAAAGCAGCAAAGCTGCCATGGAAGAAAGACCCGGAAACCGGGATGGTGGAGTTCGCTGTCAAAAGCAAATTCCGCCCTAAAGTAGTCGATTCGGGTGGCAAGCCCATCCCTGAGACTGCAATCCCGGCCATCTACGGTGGCAGCACCCTCAAAATCGCTGGCGTCGTTTTCCCATACAATGCAGGTGGCAACATAGGTGTCAGTCTGCAAATGGGCGGCGTTCAGATTGTCGAACTGGCTGAAGCTAGCGGCGGCAATTTCGATTTCGGTGTCGAAGAGGGTGGTTTCACCCACGACGAAGCCGCAAACGACAATGAGGCATCGAATGGCGAGGCGTACAACTTCTAGGAGACGCCACGCCTACATGCGTGGATACAGGTCAGGATTAGAAGAGCGGATCGCTAAACAGATCGAAGAAGCTGGGCTACCAGTCAAATACGAGGAAGAAAAACTCGATTACATCTGGCCAGCGAGACCCGCCAAATACTGCCCTGATTTCTGGCTCCCGTCGAAAGGCGGGGGCTTTTTCATTGAAACAAAAGGACGCTGGGACGTGGCTGACAGGCAAAAACACCTGCTTATCCGCGACCAGTGTCCCGATGTTGAAGTGCGCTTTGTCTTCAGCAATGCGAACGCAAAGTTGTACCGGGGGTCGCCAACGACCTACGCCCAATTCTGCGAAAAGCACGGCATCAAATACGCGCACAAAACGATCCCACCGACATGGCTTGAAGAAGGAGAGTTGAATGAAAACGAGCCAGAACACGATGATCGCTGATCACCTGATCCGTAAGAAGTCGATCAGTTGGGTCGAGGCCAATGACCTTTACAGGGTCAGGTCGCTGACACGACGGATTGCCGACTTACGAGGCAGGGGTTGGCCAATCATCAGCGAGTGGAAGCGTGATGCCTTGGGCCAACGCTACACCCGCTACCACCTCGACGTTCCGAAGTTCCGCGAACTGTCGGAAATAGAAATCGTAAGAGAAATCTAAACAAGGAAAGGAGAGAGGCAGATGGAGACGGCCAGAAACGAAGAAGTCGAGTTCATCGAACACACCCATTGCGAACGATGCGGGTCATCGGACGCCAACGCGAGGTACAGTGATGGCCACACCTACTGCTTCAGCTGCGAGGCGTATGGCGAAGAAGAGGGTGCGAAACCCCGAAGCCATGCGTCTCCAGCAACCCCATTATCGGCAGCGCATAAAGCGCAGTCGCAAGATTTACTCACGGGCGAAATCAAAGCAATCCCAGCTAGAGGATTGACGCAGCAAGCCTGTGCCAAATACGGCTACAAAATCGGCACATACAAAGGTGAGCCGGTACACATAGCCACCTACCACGACAAGGACGGACATCCTGTAGCACAGAAGATCCGCACAGCTGACAAACGGTTCAACATCATTGGCGATGCAAAAGCCATGACACTGTTCGGCAGCAATCTTTGGGCAAAGGGGAAGAAGCTTACCCTTTGTGAAGGCGAGGTCGATACGATCACGGTTTCAGCCCAGTTTGGATTGAAGTGGGCAGTCGTCGGTTTGCCACATGGAGCGGCGTCAGCCGTCAAAGCTGTCCGGCAAAACTGGGATTACATCATGGGCTTCGACGAGGTCGTAATCATGATGGACATGGACGAAGCCGGTCAGAGGGCGGCAAAAGCCATTGCGGAACTGCTGCCTGTAGGTAGAGCCAAGATAGCTTCGCTGCCATGCAAAGACGCCAACGAATGTCTGATGCAAGGCAAGGGCAAGGAGATCATCGAAGCGGTCTACCAAGCCAAAAGCTACAGGCCAGATGGCATCGTCGCAGCCAATGACTACCGTGACACGATTACAATCGACGAAGCTGCGTCGGCAGTTTCCTACCCATTTTCCATGCTGAACGAGATCCTGAAGGGCGTTCGGCCTATGGAAATGGTTTCTGTGTTAGCGGGATCGGGCGTTGGAAAATCAACCTTCGTTCGTGAGATTGCCTACCACCTGCATACCAACGGCCAACGGCTTGGGATGCTGATGCTTGAAGAAAGCGTCAAGCGCACCTTGCTCGGATTGGTTGGGATGCACATCAACAAGAACATCACCGTTGATCGCACCCTAGCTACTGATGAGGAAGTGCTGGAAGGGTTCGATGATTTGGTCGGTGAGGGGCGGCACCCCTTGTACCTCTACGACAGCTTCGGGGCGAACGACATTCAAGATATCGCAAACAAGCTGCGTTACCTCGCTTCTGCCTTGGAATGTGATGTTCTGATACTCGATCACATCAGCCTGTTAGTAAGTGCAGCGGACGGCGATGAGCGTCGTATGCTGGATGCGGCTTGCACGGTATTTCGTCAGATATGCCAAGAGTGCAACGTCACACTCATACTCGTTTCACATTTGAGCAGACCCAGCGGCGGCGTAGGTCATGAAGCCGGTGCAGCAGTGAGGCTGTCTCAAGCACGAGGCAGTCACGCCATCGCACAGCTTTCAGATGCCTGTATTGCACTGCAGGTCGATCCAGATGACCCGGATGCCGACATCAGGCATCTGCGGGTCCTCAAGAACCGATTTACAGGCCAGACCGGCGATGCCGGTGTTCTGGTCTACCACCGTGAAAGTGGACGCCTCGTTGAAGAGGAACTTTCACACCTACTCGACCCCGAAAACGACAACGAAGAAAAAGGAGAGACTGATGACGACATCAGCGCAAATGAACCTGTTCAGTGACTGGGATGAAGTGCCAGAAGCTGCCAATGACAATCACAGCTGGAAGCAACGCTTTGAGACATTCCATGCTAAAAACCCGCACATCTACGAACTTTTCAAGCGGTTCACCTTCGAGGCAATCATGGCTGGACGTGAGCGTTACAGCGTGATTTCGATCTTCGAACGCATCCGCTGGTACACTGATGTGGAGACCAAAGGAGACCCATTCAAAATCAACCAGAATTTCGCGTCCTACTATGGCCGCCAGTTCATGAAGGATTTTCCGGTCTATGACGGTTTCTTCCGCACCCGTAAGCTGCGGGGTACTTACCATGCGTGACCTGTTCGAGACGATTGACGAGGAGTACATCAACATGACCTTCGACGAATACCACACAGAAGCCATGAACACGGCAATCTACCCCGGCCACTTGATTTACCCCTTGTTAGGTTTGCAGGGCGAAGTGGGCGAATTTTCTGAGAAGGTGAAGAAATACTTCCGCGACACTACCGGCGAAATGGACTTGGAAGACCCCGTCGTCGAAATGTCGGCTGGACTACGAGAGGATCTGGCAAAAGAGGCTGGTGACATCCTGTGGTACTTAACAGCTGTTGTCGGCGACCTCGGTTACGATCTTGAAGAGATTGCAGCGATGAACCTCAAAAAGCTTGCTGACCGCAAAGAACGTGGTCAGCTGCAAGGGTCCGGCGACGATAGGTAGCCATGCACCTCTGTTTCGATACCGAGACAGACGGCCTTCTACCCAATCTCACAAAACTACATTGTCTCGTGACAATGGACGTAGACACCTCGGAGATGCGGTCTTTCGGACCCAAAGAGATCGACGAGGGTGTCGCCTACCTGCAAACAGCGTCGACAATCACAGCGCATAACGCGCTAACATTCGACATTCCAGCCATCAAAAAACTCTACCCTGACTTCAGCACCGAAGGGATGAAGGTACTCGACACGCTAGTGATGAGCCGCC